GTTATAGCAGAGTTCAGACTATCGCATCAGCTTTCGCTGCCATCCCACTTAGTCGTTCAGCCTGCACGACCTTTCGGTCTGCTTGGCCCTTGTTAACCTCTTCAGGCACTCCAAGTCAATCAGGGACAGTTTTCTACTTACGCTGCTTGTAAGTAGCCGCAGTCATTTACGGCAAGAGTAAAGGCATTCCTGTGCATCATGATATTTTGTGGAGACAAAGTACCTGTGTTGTTGAAAGGTGTTACTACGGCTGTAGTTGAAGTAGAACCAATCACGATTGTGTTTTGGAACTGACCACCAACGATAATTGCAGGAGAAACTTGAATGTTTGTTGCGCCTGTTCCTACTGTTGTAGTAGTTGTAACAACAAAATTACGCAGTTTGCCTGAACCATACGCTTGGCGGTTTTGTGGGTTAGTTGCATAGAGACCAGCAATTTGGATCACATCACCAGCGTTCAATGTGCTTGAAGCAGATGCTTTGATCTGAATTGTGGAATACTGTGCCCAACCACTTGTCAAATAACCAACTTGTGCAGTTGTGTCAGCAGACAAAGTGTTACCAGAGTATGAACCAAAAGTCTGTGAAACCACGTTTTGGTCAAGTTTCCAGTTTGTACCAGCTGAATCACGACCCATCAAACCCTTGCGGTATTGCTCTGCAATCGCTTCTTGGGGCATAAACAAACCTTTTAAGCTGTCAACGATTGTTGCAGATGTGAAAGGCTCAACGATACATGATCTACGTCCGTCTCTTGGTGCGCCTTCAGAATCAAGATAAGCACCAGCTGTTAAGTAGGTGATTAATCCTGTTGGAGGAGTACCAGCAACACCAACGATGTTCGCTGTGTTGAGAGCAGCAACGCTCAAACCATCTCTGTCAATCTTGTTCGCAATAGCTGCAACTGCAGGCTTGAGAACACGATCAGAGAACATATCGAGTGATAGAGCCAAGTCTTGTGTAGTGAACTGGGTATCAACGTGGAACTGAGTAGACAATGTAACGGGAACTGATGTCTCGTTAAAATCTTCTACGTTCAATGCTGGGCCAGTTGTTCCTACAAATCTTCCAGGTCTACGGACGTTAACTGTGTTACCAATCTTAGCACCAATAACGGCAAACTGGTCATCATAGTTGCGATCCACCTCTGACGTGAATGTTAATTCGTTTTCAAGAACCATCAACGCTTCGTTGGTGATTTTTGAAATAGTCAATAAATTATTACTCATAAAGTATTACCTTTTCATGTTTAGTTTAAAAAAATTACCTAATTTTCCCCGCTTTTCTCGCCTCCTTCCATTGCTGATATGAACCATGAAATTGACCATCAGAGCCAATCGGTGTATCAGCAGCAGCAGAAGTCGCTCTAAGCGGAGTAATCGGCTTGGGTGCGTTACTTCTACTAACAACAGGCTTTTCATCAGGCTTCGATTCAAACTGAGCTTCAATCTTTCCCAACTCTTTCAACGCTTTTGTCAAAGGCATTGCAACTATCTTTTTGGCAAGTTCTGGGTTTTTGCCCAAGTGATACAGAACTTCCGCTCCGTAATCGCTTGTTGTTATAGCATCCTGAACCTCTTGAGATGCAGGAAACTGTAGTTGCGATACCTTTTCGATGTAATCAGGATTTTCTTGCTTGAACTTATCTTGCCTTTCATTGAAAGTGCTCATAACACGTTCTTTTTCAGCATTAAGCCTTGCTTGAAGTTCCCTTTGATCTCTCTCACGCATTGCCTTGTCGGTGTTCCACTCACTTAACGCTTTGTAATACTCTACAAGATCGTTAAATTGAGCGGGTTGTGGCTCTGCATCCAATTGAGGATTCTTTGCCTGCTCCGTTCTTGTCTCATAATCTTTAAGACGATTCTCTAACTCTACCCTTGCTTGGCGCTCTCGTTCAGCTTCCTGACGAGCCATCTCACGCTCGGATGTAAGTTCTTTGAAACGCTTATCAATCCCCGACTTCTTTTTCTCTGTTGTCTTCGCCTCTTCATGCTCAACTGGTTCGTTCTCAACTTCCTCAGTTGGCTCTGTAGGAGTTTCCTCAACTACAGCCTCAGCTGCGGGTTCGTTAGTCAAACCTAACTTTTGGGCATAAAATTCGGCTGCATTGTCTGCAGTAATTACATTACTTGCTTCTTTTTCGGACATAGTTTTACCTACGGATTTTCCCTGTGTACCTCACAGGTAAGGTTTTGCTCGATATGGAGCGAAATCTTTAAATAGCTCTCTCAATTGTTTCTTGCGTTGACGCTTTCTCACTCATCTTATCCACTTGAGCCAATAATAAAGCAACTTGTGCCTTAATATGCTCAACTTCTAATTGAGTTTGAGACTTCAAATCTGCATCTTGTGCTTTACCATGAACATTTAGCTCTGCAACGTACTTACGCTCAGAGTCACGCATCTCAATGTCGTGTGCCCTAGCAGTCTGGCGCATGAGTTCACGCTTCGTTTCTTCTGTTTCTTGCATCTGCTTGACAGACAATCCAAACTTCTGCTCCATTTGCATCTGCTGAATCTGTTGTTGGAGTTGCTTAATAACAGTCTGAGACTGCTGAAGTTGCATCTGAACTTGTGGAGGAACGTCAGATTTTTCATTAATCTGCGCTAAAGGATTTGATGCTGCCATTCTGTCGGCAATAACGTCTGAACCAGGGAAATCCATGTTGCGGAAGATTAAGTCTCCAGCAGTTTGCATCAATGTTGGGTCTGCACCAAGCAATGACATCATGGAATCAACCGCTTCTTGACGCTTAGAGTTGTATCCTGGGCCAGTATCCATCACAACATCGTATTCACCAACTGTGACATCATTTAAGACCTCAACAACACCCATTTCATTAACTTTACGCTCGTTCAATGTAATCAGATCAGGCTTACCATCATCCCCAATAATGCGTAAAACACGTTCTGTGTCGTAAACCTGTGGAATTAGGTCAAGAATAATCTTGCCAGTCCAGCGTAATGATCTGGTGAAGTTGTCGTAATAATGGTAATTAGTTAGGTCAATCTGCTGTTGTTGACCATTGAGAGCTTTGCCAGAGATATTGCCTGTTGGGATTTGATTTGGATCAAAAACACCCAATACAGACTTTAAATCTTGGTCAATTACTGCCATTGCACCCATCACCCCTGCTGGAGGAGGCTCTGGCTGAATCCTTGTAGGTACAGGAGCTGGTGTGCCCTCAATGTCCTTCATCTTATATCTGAGGACAGGGAAAGCCTTTGTATTAGCTTGTGCCCATTCTTGCTCGTGTCCTTCGTCTTGACCTTCTGCGAGTAACCATTTTGCCTTTGGCGCAAGAGCAATTGACTCGGTCATTGAAGTAGACCAATAGTTATACATCCGTTGCGGGTCTTTTGCCTGTCTAATCAATCCAAAACGCTTACGCTTAGAGTCAACAATTAACTGCTGTCCGTATACTGGCACGACAGGAATGTACTTTCCTGGCCAAATTCCGTCTTCAAGTATCTCCATCGCAGTCATCTTGACCCAATGAATCTCTTTCTTAACAGTCTCACGCTTGTCTAATATCTCAATGCCAGGCATTTCCTCGTATTCATCCTTAAACACTTTACTGCCATCAGACAACATATAAAGTGTTGTTTTTGTGCGAACAGTATAGAAGTATTCAGCGATACGGATATCTTCTTTCATCACCCAATTGGCATCAGAATCCCCAGTTCCACGCAATGTGAAGTTACTTTCTTGGGCATTGGGATACATCTGCCTAAATGCAGACTTAGGGATAATCTCTGTAATCATGCACTCTTCAGCATCTGAGCCATCAGGCATGACAGAGTTTGGGTCAAAGTAAACAGTAAATGGATTTGTGATCTGCTTGATGTAGATTTCTTGGTCAAAAGAATCATCAGCAATATAGTCCGTTGTTACCCTCCAATATCCCCAGCCCATGCGAACCTGAAAGTCGTTTGCATTGTCATAGGCTTGGTCAGCATCAGATTGCACCTCGATGTGCCTAAATATGCCAGTAATGATGTCGGCTAACTTCTTGTCAGACTGAGAATTCATGCCGTGGCACTTCATTCTCGGACGTTGTTGCCTGATCTGGTTTGTGATCTGACGTACAGATGGGTCTATCTTATTAATAGTAAGACATGGACGAGCTTCTAATGTGCGACTGTTTTGTATCTCAACAGGCCATTGATCTCCAGCGCCAAAGCGTAAGTCTTCCAATGCTTCGGAACGATTAGTAGAGTCAGCCTCGTTAGCTAACTGTAAGAATTTCTTAGCTTGTTCAATGCGATCGTCAAAGTCACCGCTTTTTGTGTCTTCAGCCATGTTACACCTTTTTTAGCATTTTAACCCATCCAATTGCCTTGAGGCAAATTTAATTGTTTTGGTTTACCCAGTTTTTTGGGTTCGTTAATCATGAGTCCTATGTACCTGAACGCATCAGCGCCATGAGACCAAATATCGTGTAGCGGAGTTTTGGAGAACTGCTTTGTGTCTGGGTCAACTTCGTACCGATAGTGTCTCAAACATTGTAATCCTTGATGGCAATTCTCTCGGTCAAAATAGCAGTTGGAGAATATAGTCCTTGCAGCGTTAATTGAGTCAACAATTGGCACTTTCGGTAAGATTCTGGTCTTAAACCCTGCAGCTCTAACTATCTCCTCGATTGATCTTCCATTACCCGCCAAAGTCTTATTCTCTGCGTCATGTGGTAACCAAAGCGTATCAAATACGTATCCAAATGTCTGGCACTTAGCAAGAATGTCGCTTATCTTAGTTTGATTGACCTCAAAGTAACGAATAAGCCTAGTCTCCATTCCAACAAATTGGAGAAACCAAATGGCAGTATTGTCAGACCATCCAAGGTCAAAGATCATGTGAACTGGCTTAGTAGCATCGTATGGAACTCTTGTGATACGTCCGTCCAACTCAGCCATTTGTATCTCTTTCTGGAATATTGCACCATCCACAGTCTTACGGCACAAACCTTCCCAGACTGTGTTGTATGCCTCAACATCTCGTGCTTTAAGCTGGTCTTTCTCGTCTTTCAGCGTTTGAGGAAACCAAGGGTTATCAGACCAATTAATTTTTGTCACTACAGAATTAGGCGGGGGATTGAGGACAAACCTGACGTAAGTTTCGTCTGTCTCCAACTCAGGGTTGAAAGAAATCCATATCTCAGAGTTTTCTTTACGAATCGTAGGAATTAGAACGTCCCACGACATTCTGCTAACACTTTGCGCTTCTTCTACCCAGCAAATGTCAGCCCCCTCGTGCGACTTTACGTTGGCAATATTGTTCTTTAGACCAACAAAGTTAAATTCTGTGCCGTTTTTGCCACGAATTGTGTTCTGTGTGATTTCGTAGAATCCGTCCAGTTTCAGCGCCATAACCTGATCGGACAGTAATTTGTGTACAGAATCCTTCATAGAGGTCATGTACTCACGAGCGCAAAGCACTCTCAATGTCTTTTGTGCGCCTTTAATTAGTAATGCTCTAGCAACCCCCCAAGACTTAGCGCCTCCTCGTCCTCCGTATAAAACCCTATATCGTGAATACTCAGGGTTAAATAAACATTGCAGTTTCTGAGGAAACTCTGCATCAACTTTCATCTGGCTTGACGAAGTTAACAGCTATGTTAGTGACCAATGGCGCTCCATCAGCCCCAGTTATTTCTTGTTTTACGCTTTCCCTGTACTTCTTCGGGAATCTCGCTGCCATTGACCTAGACCAAATTGATGCGTTGAGCCTGTCGCTTTCTTTGTTCTCAACCATGTAAGTTTGGGCAATAGATTCCCACCACTCTAACTCATATTGCTGTGCAAGTTCCAAGGCATGTAAAAATTCTGGATATTGATCTCTCCAGTTGTATAAAGTTTTAGTTCCTACACCCAAAGTACAACCAATGGATTCAATTGACTTGCCCAAACGACCTTGCTCGATAGCTATCTGACAATAGCTTGGATCGTATTTACTTGGTCTTCCTACTGGGCGAGTTTCCATGATTATTCTTTTGGTTCTACGTCTGTAGGTTGGTTAGCTGGGTTCTCTGGATGAGCGTCAAATTGCTTTTTGCCCTCTACGTTGAGCTTGTTGTGCAGATCGACTACCAACTCCATTGGGAGCTTTCTGAGTCCAGCGAGGATAAGTTCTAGTTCTTGTACTGTGTGTGAAAAGTCTAATTTAATCATTTTTTACCTTGTTTGTGTTTACGACCTGGGCCTTTTTTAGTTGAATGTGGGTTTGCACCAGCCTGCCACTTCATAAAAACATATTCGTCTACACCCATTGCAATTAATAAATGGACGGCTAAACTGGCTTTCATTTTTTTTTCTTGGCTTTTTCAGCCTCACGTTTTTCAGAATATGCAATTGCTACTGCCTGCTTGACTGGACGACCAGCCTTGACCTCTGTGGATATATTTTTTTTAAATGCTTCTTTTTTGGTTGACTTAATTAGTGGCATCTTCTGGATCCTCTATAAAACAAACGTCTTTCCATGACATGACAATTAGCTTTTCGCCATCATCCTTGAACTCAAAGTATTTAAGATACTCGTCTTTGTAATCTTCTGCAAGTGTTCCAAAGTATATCTTATCACCTACTTTTAATCCCTCGTCTGCAGCTTCGTCACCGACCGCTACAACGTGACCAATAGAGTCAGCTTCTGCGGTTTGTATATACAAAGTCGATACAATTCTTGGTATGGGTTTGACAATGATCCTGTCTCGGATTGGCTTCATGGTATTTGCCTCCGACTAAGTTTGTTGTTTTTTGGCTTCAAAACTTCTCTAGCTTCTACTACATCAGCAGAAAAGTCCCCAACCGCTTGGGTCGGGGCTAAAGTCGCTTTTTCGGCAACTGCAATTCTGTCAAATTTGAACTTGAATTCACCGCACCATTCGTTCGGGCTTCTGTTCTGATAAGTTGGGAATCTTTTACATTGCCCCAACTGCATATTATTTTGTAGATCAAAAAACCTACATAAACTACAATCTTCTTTATCCAATTTAAGTCTCCTTACTTACTTTGGCTAGAAACCCCACGCATCGACACAATGTTGTGGGGTTTCGCTATTTTACATCGAATCTTGAACGTGTGGTACACGCTTGTGATCGTAACAGTTGTGCTCTTTAGAGCCTGTGTTCATCTCACCAACGTAAGCATCGTTTTTACCCATGTGGGCACTAGAACGCATACCAAGTCCATCAGCTTTACCAAGACCTACACCACCCGCTAGAGCAGCTCTACGCTCTCCAGATGTGTCGCTAGATGTTGCGCCTTTTGGAGCTTTAGCACCAGTTACGCTAGGTACACCCTTCATGCTGTTTGGGCCTTTCTCACTACCCATCTTTTCGCCTGTGCGATCAGAAGCGGTAACGCCTTTCGGCTCTTTTTCTTTACCGTAGTATCCCATTTTGTTTCCTTTAAAAAATTGGAATCTTTATTTTCGCATTATAACTTTGTTTGTCAAGTGGTTTGAATTGTAACAAATTAATGTTATAAACGACAGTTAATTCTTTACTTCAAGTTTATATGATAAAACATACTGACGAAGAGATTCTCGATGCATTTCAAAAACATGGAAGTGCTAAAGCAGCAGCAAAGTTTCTTGATGTAGATTTAAGAAATCTAGTCAGAAGAAAACAAAGAATGGAAGAAAAGGGGTTTGTAATCCCAACTGGTCATGTGGATTATCATAAGATAGAAAGAAAGATAGACCTTGGCATACTTAACGGATCAGTCGTAGTATTTTCAGATGCTCACTTTTGGCCTGGCATCCGCACTACTGCATTTAAAGGTTTACTATGGGCAATATCTACACTAGCACCCAAGGCAGTTATAGCTAACGGGGATGTATTTGATGGATCAAGTTGTAGCACTCATAAATCAATTATGTGGGGGTCAGGCAGAGAACCTTCAGTTGTAGAAGAATTAAAAGCCTGTTCTGCATCAATGGGTGAAATAGAAGAAGTTGCTAAAGCCGTAAGACATAACGTACATTTGTATTGGAGCTTTGGTAATCATGATGCTAGGTTTTCTACCTATTTGTCGTCCCATGCTCCAATGTATGAAAAGGTTGCTGGATTTAATCTAAAAGATCATTTCCCATCTTGGAAACCCTGTTGGTCAGTATGGTTAAATGAGTCTGTAATTGTCAAACACCGAAACAAAGGGGGAATACACGCTACCCACAATAATACGGCTCAATCGGGTGTATCAATGGTTACAGGGCATTTACATTCGCTTAAAGTAACTCCATACACCGACTATAACGGAATTAGATACGGAGTCGATACAGGCACTTTAGCGGACATTTATGGCCCACAGTTTGATTATGTTGAACAAAACCCCGTCAATTGGAGATCAGGGTTTGCCATACTTACCTTTAAAAATGGTGTCATGTTAATGCCTGAGCTGGTCATGGTGCATACCAAAGACACTATCCAGTTCCGAGGCGAAGTTATTAATGTAAAGCAATACTAGACACAAAGTAACACATTAAGTAACCTAGCGGGGATTCTCACCCCGACCTTCCCTTTATCAATGGGATATTCTAAATATTAAATTACAAGGTTAACTTAATTACTCTTCGATTTCGTCTTCTGTCTCGTCTTCCCAAATAATTTCGTACTCTTCTTCAGCATCAGCAACAATAGAAGCTACAAATTCTTGGATAGCAGCGATAAAAGCAAAATCTTCGCACTCAACTTCCAATTTGAAATCGTAACCTTCAATAACTAGATTGTGTTCCATTTAACATTCCCTGTGTTAATCTGCAAAATTGCTGTTAAATGTTAGTTGAGTTTTGTGAAACTTTCATTATCTTTAATTACAAATATTTCCCAATATAAATACAACAAAAGTATCACAAAGAACACAAAAGCACCCAAAAGTAATATTGACACAATCGTTAAGAAATTAAGCATTTAACGTCCTTTAGCATCTGGGTTTCTCCGTCAAATATAAATTCTACGTTTTGTTTGCCATATTTACTGAAATCTAAGTATTCGCCATTGGTCTTTTGATTAAACACAACATTGGCAGCAATAGCAAAGTCTTGTGGCGGTTTCTTAATCCTAAATTGTACAGTCCCACCAAAGTTTGGAGTTGCACCATGAACTTCAATCCAACCATTTTTAGGATGATTGTATTCAATCTTTTCACCATTTGCCCAAGCTACTATTACGTCATAGTTCTTATGTTTCATTTGTTTTTTGCCTTTTACATCCATTTTTATTTTCTTTACACTCAATTTCACCACAAAATCCGTTGCAACTTTCTTGTGCTATTTTTAATATTGCCTTAGCAAACTCAAATACACCATTGGTAACATTTTTTCCAATACCAGGTTCAGGAGCAAAAATTTTGAACCATTCAGTTAATATTTCCTCATCAGTCAATCCTACCCATTCAGGCTTTACATATTTTTCAACACACACAAGGCAATACAACGCATACCCACCACCATTTCCACATTCATCGCACCTTTGTTGTGGTGTTAAATATAAAGGCAATGGCTCAACATCAACTGTAATTGGTGCTTCAATTCTTGTTGGCTTTGCCCAGTAAAAACCACCTTCTTGCGGATCAAAATAAGCCACAGGCTCGTCTTGCTCTTGCTTTAGTGCTTCTTCTAGGGCTTCAATAGCTGAATAAAATCTTTTATCAGCCTCCATATTAAAGCCAAAAGGAGTTGTATTTTTCAACGCATCAAGTGCTTGTTTCATTACTTCTTTAGTCATACAAGTGCCTTTAAAACACGTTGGTTTCTACCACTAAAACTTGGTCTGACTTCGCCTGTATCAATGATTAATCCTTTGCGGATCAATGGACGAATTCTGGGAGATATGGAACTTTGCCTAATGTGAGGTAAAGCGTGTTCTATGTCTTGCAATATACAACCATTTGGAAAGGCTTTAATCGCATCTAGGACGACTTTTTCTATTCTACTGACATTGACACTTGCCCCAGCTTCTTTAGACGTTTCTGGGTCTGTAGCACGAGAAAATCCACGACTAACCATTTCGCTCAACTCTTGAAATATATTAAATGTTTTCATAATTTACCTTTATTTATCTTGATTTACTTTAATTTAAATTCAAAATTGGGCGGTTCCGCATAAAGCAGCGTTTCCCATTCTTCAAATGTGACTAGCATATTTGAAATACTGTAGCTAACACAGTAGACCGCCCAAAAACTTAAAAACCAATGTCGTCAACAGGCTTCTTTTCTCTTGGCTCATTCAAGTATGCCCAGCCAGACCAAGCAGGCTCACAAACAGGAATGTTGTCAATCTTTAGCATTGGGCCGTTTTTCGTTTCAATGATTGACCCAATTCGTTGATAGCGGTTCTTTTCCTGACCAGATTGGTCTTTGTACTTACCGACTACAGCTGTGACTTCTTGCGTTACTTTAGACATTTATTTTCCTTAATTTTTCTATTTTTTCATTTACTTCTACTAAAAACATAACTACTTCATTCTGCAGTTTCTTTGCGTAATCCTCATCTAGCTCAATGCGCTGAATAAAGAGTTGTAGATTATCAGGCAATCTAGGATCATAACTCACAAAATCGCACCACTTTCTACCTGTACATAGCATCTGCCAAGTCATTTGAGTAATGTACTTTGATTGCACTTTTTGAGACAAAAGTGTATCCAAGTGCGTGCTGGTATTTGGGCATTTGATTTCTATGAGTCCGTCATTATCAACCAAACCATCAGGGGATGCTCCAGCTTGTTCAATCTTTGGATGTACAACAAACCCAATCTGGTTGACCATGTTGCCAGTTTTCAACTCGTATTGCGCTCTTGCAAGTGGTTCTGTCTCTGTGCCCCATGCCATCGCAGCATTTGTAAAAGATTCCGCTGGTTTGCCAGTCAAAATCTCGCAAATAAGTTGCGCCTCGTAATTGGCACGACTGGCAGAGTAACCTGACTTTGTTGTGGCAATAATGTCCGCAATTCTGGATGCGGTTACTTTTCCGCAACGTATGGCAAACCATTCTTCTGTGCCTTGTTCAATATCATTCATCTACACCCCCATTTATGCCTCTAGGCTCAATTTTCTTAAATTCCCTCTCAACCATCATTGCATCTGCAACTTTGTATGAAAGTTCAATAACTTCTTTGTTAATTGTTTTGCGCCCAAAGATAATCCCGATCAACGCTT